AGGGCAAGGGCGGGGCCTAGAACGCGAAAAGGGGCGGCCCCCCTCGCGGGAAGTCGCCCCTGTCATTCTCCGGCGATAGAACGCCTAGCCTCGTGCCGCGCGTCTCGCAACCCGGTCGGCCTTCTTCTGGCGCCGCTGGTCCTCGATGAAGTTCTGGACCGCCCGGGTGAACAGCGAGCGCATGTGCGCCTCGTATGTGAGCCGGGTCCGCTTGAACCGGAACTCGACGAGCCCGGTCGTGTGCACCGTGGTCACCACCGGACGGCGCTCGCCCAGCTCGAAGATGAACTTCGCCGACTGCTTCCTCATCGTCCCCTCCATGCCCGCACCGCAGCGGTGAGCGTGCGCTTGACGCCGCGATTCTTGCGGTCGCCCTGAGCGAGCGCGACCCGTTGACCGTCCTTCCAGACGCCGAGCGTCCAGAGCTGGTGGCGCACGAACCAGCCGACCGCCCGGTGCGGCTCGACGACCTGCTGCAACGCCTTCACGCTGTCGTCGTGCTTCACGGCGTGGCCTTCGCGTCGCGCACCGTGTAGTAAGCGCGGCTTGAGCTGGCGTGCGTCTCGACGGCACGCTTGAGCCACGCAAGCGCATGCTCCTGCGCCGCGTCCACGGCAGTGAGCCCGGAATCAAGCAGCAGGGACTGGGCCGCCAGCCGCAGCCCGATGGCCGCGGCGTCCATCTCGGTGCGCGCCTCGTCAACGTCGTTCACATGGTCCTCCGGGGGCCGGGTGCTTCGGGCACTCGCGGCGTTCGTTCGTGAGCACGCTGAACGTGCGGAACAGGCAACCCGGAGCGGCGCAGAACCGCTCCGGGTGCTCGCGCTTCTCTTGGCCGACCTTCGCTGCGGTGCTCACAGCTTTGCACCCGCAGCGACCAGCGCCTGAACCTCGGCGGCGTGACGCGGGCACGTCGTGATGTCCGCGTGCTCGCAGTTATCGGCGTGCTCGTTCTGGATGCCGCCCAGCTCATAGCACGGAGCGCACAGCATGCAGCCGGCCTCGCCGGCGCCGGTGTCGCGCGTCTGCTTGCCGCAGCACTCGCACGTGTAGCAGGCGCTGCCCTTCTGGAACCGGTCAAACTTCTTCATCGCGTCCCCCGTTGTGAGGGGCGGTCTCGGTGCCCGCCCCGGTTTTCCTGCCGCGGCCCGTTTCGCGGTCCGCGTCGCTCCGTCAACACAAAGAGCCTAACTTGTTCGCTTGACCAAGTCAAGGGGGAAGGCACCCTTGTCCTGCAACGACTTACACGATTGTCTCGGACGCGGTTGGGCCGTCTAGGGGCCGAGAACTGGGTTGTGCACGAGCACAAGATGGCCGATACTCGGGGCACGAGCCGGCGTGGTGCCGGCTCTCGGAGGGGCACGCACATGGAACCACGCAGGCCGCGTCAGCGCCGCACGCTCAGCGAGCGCATCGCACTGGCAGATGCAGCAATCGGACGGCTGGCGAAGAAGCTGGACGCAGCACGCGCACGTCGCGCGTCGCTGTTCACGGAGGCGCGCAAGCACGCCGAGGCGACACTCGCCGAGGTGCGGCGCGCCGAGCAGGTCACGGAAGGGGGCAACAAGTGAGCATCATCGACACGGAACCGGTGGTGAACACCACGATGGTGCAGATGAACGTCGACCTCGCACGCGAGCAGCAGCGCGAGGCGGGCTTGAACGCGCTCGCGCGCATGAGCGAGGGCGAGTTCGTCGAGCGGCTGAACTCGCTGCGCGTCGGGCTCGACCGCTTCGACCTCATGATGGCCGAGGTGCTGACGGCCGGGAACCACGCCGGGGCCGACCTGATGTTCATCGACGGCGTCGACAAACCCATCATGACGCAGAGCGCGGCCGAGAAAATCTGCTTCGTCACCCGGCTCGTGCCGTCGTTCGTGGTCGAGCGCGTGAACGGTGGCGAGTTATTGCCGCCGATACACTACATCGTGCGCTGCAACCTGCACCTTGGGAACCACGACGGGCCGGTGGTCGCTCAGGGCATCGGCTCGGCGAACAGCTTCGAGAAGAAATACCGCTGGCGCATGGCCGAGAAGAAGTGCCCGGAGTGCGGCGTTGTCGGCTCGGTGCTGCGCTCGAAGCATGCAGACGACCGCGGACCCTTCCTCGGCCAGACGCCGTTCTTCTGTTGGGCGAAGAAGGGCGGGTGCGGCAAGAAGTTCGCGCAGAACGACGAGCGCATCACGCAACAGCCACTGGGGCAGGTCGAGAACCCGGACCCCTACGACCTCGACAACACGCTGCTCAAGATGGCGAAGAAGCGCGCCTTCGTGGATGCGGCCAAGACGGCGACGGCGTCGAGCAGCCGCGTGACCGTGGACCTCGAGGAAGGCACCGCGGCGACGGACGAGGCGAAGAAGCTGCGCGACGCCATCATGCTCCGGGCGGCGCAGGCCGGGTTCAAGACGCGCGGCGAGCTGTGGGTCGTGGTCAAGCAGGCGACGGGCTCGCCGGTCTCGAACATCCAAGAGTTCGAGGTGCTGAACGCGAACTCGCTGGCGAAGGTGCTGGCGGCGATGCCGGCGCCGCTCCAGCAGGCCGACGCCGAGGCGAGCCTGCCGGACGTGAGCCTCGAGCCGGACGACGACGCGGTGGACGTCGATACCTTCGACCTCGGGAGGCACAATTGATGACCGAACACACGGGAGAAATCGCGAGCACCCAGCCGGTGCCGGCATTCACGCTGGACGAGTATGAGCAGGCCATCAACGGCATTCTCGACGAGATGGCCGAGCTGGTGCCCGACGGCGAGCCGGAGGACGCGGCTACCAAGGCGCAGCGCGAGCGCTTCGAGCTGTTGCTCACGGACCTCATCAGCCGCGAGCGGGACAAGGTCGACCGCATGGCGGCCATTCTCCAGCGGTTCGAGGCGACGGTGGAATACTGCCGGCGCGAGGCGGCGCGGTTGAAGCAGCGGGCGCAGTTGTTCGAGAACAAGCGCGCGCGGCTGGCGGACTACATCATCGAGGTCATGTCACGCTCGAACCTGAAGCGGCTGGAGGGTGTCAGCTCGACGCTGACGCGCATCCAGAACCCGCAGCGGGTCGAGGTCGACGACCCGCAGAGCCTGCCGTTCGAGTTCCAACGCTGGGCATTCGGGTTCACGCCGACGACGCGCGGGCAGCTCGAGCAATTGCGCACGCTGGCGCTGTCGATGGCCGAGTGCATCGCGACGTGCGAGCCGGACAAGGTGGCGCTGAAGGACGCCGCGGCGGTGCCAGAGGGGGTGCACATCCTGCCGGGAAGCTGGAGGCTCGCGCGGCGATGACGAAGGCACCGGAATCGAGGAACCCGACGGAGATGCCGTCGCTGCTGCTGCTCTTGGACGATAGTCCGGCGCTGTGCAAGCTGATAGCGGCGTGGCCGAACGCGTTCCGGGCGGGGGCGAAGAAGCACGAGCAGGTCGAGACGTGGGCGCAGCTGACGGGGCTGCGTCCACTGGAGGTGGCGCGGGCTTGGCGCCTGCTGCTCGAGAACGGGTTCGTGAACCGCGATGGGACGGTGGACGAGGTGACGGGGCTCTATCTGACCGGCTTGGGGCTCGCGCGCATCCCGAAGAAGAAGGGCGAGTCATGAACCGCTGGAAGCCGGTGAGTCGGCAGACGAACCGCTCGCGTATGGTGCGCGTCACCATCAGCGAGGAAGCGTGCGCGCGGGCGGACCGCGAGGCCAAGCGGGACACGGACCGGGCCGAGAGGAACCCGCACTGGGTCAGGGTCGGCGGCTCGGTGCGCGGCGAGGACCGACACCGCTTCCGCGTCGGCAGCTACCGGGCCGAGGAAGCCGTTGCGCAGTTGCTGGGCGTGACGTTCGTGCGCAATCCGGACGGCTTCGGCGAGGCGGACGTGGCCGGCTACTCGGTCCGTTTCGGCACGCAGCCGGGCTATGGGCTGGCGGTCTACACCCGGGACAAGGGGCACCCGTACATCCTCGCCTGCCCGGCGTCGAGGAAGCTCTCGCTCAGCTTCGACGTCATCGGCTGGCTAACGCACGTCGAGGCGTTCGACTTGGTGGCCAAGGACTGCGCATGGAAGCGCACCGACACCACGACCGAAGGCTGGCTCATCCGGCAGGGCAACCTCACCCCTGCTCACACCATCCCGAAGCACGGGGGGCTGGCATGTCCGCGACCGAGGTTCTGAGCGTCAAGCAAGAGGCCACGCTCAAGGCCATCCAGCGGCACATCGAGCGCACCGGCATGCCGCCGTCGCAGCGCGAGTTGATGAAGGCGCTGGGCATCACGCAGCACGCGGTCCGGATGCGGCTCGTGGCGCTGGAGCGGAAGGGCTTCATCACGTGGTACACGCACATCGCACGGGGCATCGTGCTCACGGAACGGGGGGCGGCATGAGCAGGGACGAGGCCGAGCAGCACATCAGGCGAGGCGGCTCGGTGCGCGGCGAGGACCGACACCGCTTCCGCGTCGGCAGCTACCGGGGGCGTGACGTTCGTGCGCAATCCGGATGGCGCAGCGCGAGGTCGCGAAGTGGGACGAGCCCCGGGCGCATCGAGCGCGGCCGGTGGACCCGCTGGCGCTGCCGCAGGAAGAACTCGACCTCGGGGGGAACTGATGCTGGTCCTTACGCGTGAGGAAGGGCAGGTCGTGCAGGTCGGCAACGGTGCCATCATCGTGCTCAGGGTGCGCCCCGGCGAGGTCAAGCTGGGGTTCGTGTTCGGCGACGACGTGCACATCATGCGCGACGAGATAGCCGACGGGAGAACGGAGGCCGCGCAGACCTGCAAGGCGAAGTTCCGGGCGCAGCAGGACGCGAGAGCGCAGTCTCAGTGCTGAAAAAGCTGCGAGACGAAAAAACGCCGTAAGCCATGCCAGTTGTGATTGGTTTTGACTTGAAACATGCGAATGCATGCGCAGTTGACTCACCGGGTTTGGCGGCCGGTTCGTTTCTAAGAGCGGGGGTGGGTGTGGCCGTGTCGATGCGTTTTTGTAGTGCGTTGTCTCGCAACACGTTGACTGAGTTATCCACATTCTTTTGTGGACAACTGCCGCAATACAAAAACAGTCCACCCCGATGCTTACGCATCTCTTTCGAACCTACGTCAACACCTCACCACTACAACAAACTACAAGAACAATCTGTTTCCGCTCGCGCATATCGTCAAGGGGGGTATCTGTAAGGCTTATGTAAAGACATGGAGGACGCGATGGCTCAAGTGAAGTACGTGAGGGCCCAGCTGAACGTGTACGAGTCGCTCCGGCAGCAGGATAGGCTCAAGGAAAACAGGCGCGCCAAGCGGCTCTGGAAGCGCAACTTGCGCAAGCAGTCGAGCATCGATGTGGCGCTGGCCGACGTCCGCGAGCAGCTCGCCCGCCGCGACGACCGCGCGAGGGCCAAGGACCGCGCGCTCGCCCGCCTGATTGCGAGGCGGCCGTGACCGTCGCCCTCGAGCTGGTCGGCGGCCCGCTCTGCGGCGAGACGCGCGTGGTGAGCGCTGAGCGCGACGCCTACCCGTCCCTCGTCGGCGGTTGCGTCAGCTTCGTCGTCGATGGCCGGCAGGTGTTCTACCGCGTCGACCCCGAGTTCTACCGGGGCCACTATGTGGACGCCATCCGGACGGAAACAGGGCAGTGATACCCGGACGGAGAACGCTCAGGCGCAGCCCGATGCCACGGCGCAGGCGCATGCTTCGCGGCCGCAGCCGCACGTACTGGAACAAGCGGCTAGACGACCTGTTCCGCGCGGTGCTCATGAGCAAACACGGTGCGGTGCAGGTCGAGAACGCGAGCGGCAAGAGCTGGCACTGGCGCGGGGCGTGCCGCTGGTGTGAGAAGCAGCGCCGGCTCTACGTGTCGCACATCAAGCCGAAGGGCACCTACACGAGCATGCGCTGGGACGAGGACAACGCCTTCGCGCTCTGCTACCACTGTCACATGCATGTGTGGCACAAGGACCCGTTCAAGGCGCAATACTTCGCGCAGGGCGTGCTGGGCGAGGACCGCTATGGCAGACTCATGCTCCGGGCCGGCTCAGGGGGCAAGGCTCGCATCGACTACAACCTCAAGGAACTGGCGCTCGTGCTGCGAGTGAAGCAAGTCGCACCCGCGGGAGTGCTCGGTCTATCGCTGGAGCTGGACGCATGAGCGCACGCCCGGACATGGAACGACTGAACGGCCGCTTCATCGGCGGCGGGCACAAGAAGGCCATCATCGAGATGCGGCGGCGCTCCCGGGAGCGTGCGGCCCGCATGCTCGCTTCTGAGCAGGAAGAGAGCGTTCGCTTCCTCGTGTGGACGCGCGACAACCCGAACGCACCGCTCACCGAGCGTATCCGCTGTGCGCTGGAAATCCTCTCGCGCGGTGAACTGCCGGCCAAGAACGCTACCTACATGGGAGTCGGCAGCACCGAGGACATCGACGCGATGTTCGGCAACCCGAAGCTGGTAGTCTTGGGCCGCTTCACCGACTCGAAGGCTGAGGTCATCGAGCCCGAGGCCATCGAGCAGCAAACGAACGGGGGGCAGGAATGAACGGCGTTCGCTTCGTCACGCTGCTGGTGCAGGTCGTCGTCAACGTCATCGGTGGGCACTACGCCTACGTCGCCATCTTCGACCACGCCGCATGGTGGAAGGGGCTGGTCGGTGCCGTGATGCTGTTCGCTGCAATGGTCATCGGCTACGCCGATGCATCCACCAAGCCCGCGAGGTAGACATGAACGAACCGCTGCCGTATCCCGGCATCCGCTGGGGCCGCATTGCGCTCGTGGCCGGCGCAGCACTCGTCGTGTCGCTGCTGCTGTCGCTGCTGTGCACGAGCCACGCGCAGACGCCCACGCCCCCGGCGCCGCGGAACTACGAGCGGGCCCATCATTGGCTCGCGAACCACAACCCCTACAGCGATGGCGTCTACTCGCTCGCGGCGCTGCTCGACTCGGTCGAGACGGAGAGCCGGGTCGATGAGCGGGCGCGGGTCCTCGTCCGCTTCACGGAGTGCGTGAAGGCCATCGAGGACGACGAGGCCGGGCGGTGAGGGCGGCATGGGCATGCCTGCTGGCGATGCTCACGAGCTGTGGGGGGAACCAACTGGCGCCGGCCGTGAGCATGCCGACCACGAACATCGCCGTCGGCACGGCGGTCGTCAGCATCCCGCGCGCTACTCGGCTGGAAGTGCCGGTCAGCCTCGACGGCTTCATCGGCCACGACTTCAAGGGCTGCGTCGTCACGCTCAAGCTGTCGCCGGGTCTGCGCCTGCTCTCGGTCAGGCCGGGTGAGCTCTACTCGGTCTGCGGCCTAGACGATGGCCCCATCATGTCCGTGTCGTTCAATCCCGACACGACGTTCACGGTCGTCGGCGTGCTGAACCCGTACCATTGTTCGAGCTGCGAGGGCGGAACACTGTTCAACGTCACGCTCGCGCGCACAACGAACAGCGCCGCGCCGCAGTGGGTCAAGCTCGCGCCGTCGCCTGCCGGCGCGGTCACCATGAGCCCGACGATTCACGACTGCCAGAACTACGACCTGCCCGTGTCCTACGGCAACACGTTCGCCTTCGTGCCGGGAAGCGACACGCTGCGCACTGACTGACCATGAACATCGAGGTCGTGGGCAACACCGGGGCAGACATCCAGCGGGCGATTGATGCCTGCACGGCCGGCGGGGGCGGACGGGTCCGAATCCCCGGGGGTGCTTACCGGCTGGACGTCGGGCTCGTGATGCCGGCTATCGCCTACGCCATCCCCGTCCTGACGCCGGCCGTGACGCTCGAGGGCGACGGCGTGAACGTCACGGTCATCCACACGCTCGACCCGGTCGTGGACCTGCTGCGAATCGAGCGCAGCAACGTGACCGTCAAGGGCATGCTGCTCCAAGGCTCGCAGGGCGCGGGCAAGGGGCGGGGCGTGGTCATCAAGGACGCCACCAACGGTGCGGTCGTCTCCGGTATCCATATGGAGAACGTCTACGTGGCAGCGACCGGGCAGCACGCGCTCGACGTTCCCGAGGGCTTCCCGCACCTCTTGGGGCAGCCGGCGTACGACCAAGTCGCCGTCGCGTGCACGTACGACCGCTGCGTGTTCGACTCGAACCTCGCGCCCGGCTCGGACCTCGTCCGCATCGGGCGCTGGAACACGCTCCAGCGCTTCACCGGCTGCCGGTTCACGAACTTCAAGGGCAGCGCGCTGCTGCTGGACGGAGCCGACGCAACCTCATGCCGCGATTGCGCCTTCGAGAACGGCGACAACTCGCGGCCATGGGTCGATGGCTACAGTGCGCCGGCGACGCTACTCGACCACTGCTACTTCGAGGACCACGCGAGCCCGAGCGTCGCCAAGTTCACGCGGCACGACCGCGTGAGCACCGGCTGGGCCGAGCGCGACTGCATGTTCAGGCGGCGCCAATGAGCGTCGAGATACTAGACCCCGTGCTGCGTCCCAACCGGCCGTGGCGGGCCGGGGAAGGCTTCGAGCCGAACAGCTGGGCGCAAGAGCGGTTCGTCGTCAGCGAGGCCCCCGAGCTGCTCTACAGCGGGCACCGCGGCTCGTCTAAGTCACGCACTATCTGCGAGAAGGCCGACCTGCTCTGCCGGAGCATCCCCGGGGCTCGCATCGTCCTCTCCCGCAAGAAGCGCGAGCACATGGGCAAGACGACGCTCCAGACGCTCTTGACCGAGGTCATCAGCCCGTCCCATCGGGGCTGGGGCTGGAAGCCCGCGGCTGACGGTGGCTCGACGCTCTACTATCCGAACGGCAGCGAGGTGCTCTGCGCCGGGCTCGACAACCCCGGGCGCATGCTCTCGGGCGAGTTCATGGCGAACTACACCGACCAAGCCGAAGAGCTGGACGAGCCCGAGTTCGTCGCCATCGGTGGCTCGCTGCGCCAGCGCTTCGACCGGACCGGGAAGGCGGTGCCCTACCACCAGAACGGCATGGCGTGTAACCCGGACGGCCCCGGGCACTTCCTCTACAAGCGCTTCCGCCCCGACTTGGTAGGCCACGGGGCGAGCTACGCGATGCAGACGAGCGAGCCGACCATCCTGCTCGGGGGCGAGGTGCTGCCGAAGGGCCGGGTGTTGCGCGAGTGCATCGTGGCTGGCTTGAAGGACAACGCCGAGAACCTGCCGCCCAGCTATCAGGCGTGGCTCTTGTCGCTCACCGGGCGCTGGCGCGAGCGCTACGTGCTCGGGCGCTGGGTTGCCTTCGAGGGCGCGCTGTTCCCCGAGTTCGACGAGCGCTTCCACGTGCGCGAGCGGCCTGCCGAATGGGCCGAGTGGGGCGGCTATCCGCCCCCGAACTGGAAGCGCCTGCGCTCGGTCGACTTCGGCTACGCTGCACCGTTTGTGCTCCAATGGTGGGCACGGTCGCCGGAGGGGGCTTGGTGGCTTTACCGCGAGGTCTACAGGTCCCACCGCGTCGTGCCCGAACATGCAGCCGTCGCCAAGCGCGAGGAAGCGAAAGAGCTGGCGACGCTGAACGAGTCGCTCGCCCGGCAGGACGCCAAGACATGGCCGAGACGGCCGATGCTCGAGCGGCTAAGCTTCTCCATGAGCCCGGCGGACCACGCGGACGCTGAGAGCCGGGCCCAGCTCGACCAGCTCGGGTTCTCGACCATCCCCGCGGTGAAGGACGTCGAGGCGGGCTATCAGACGCTGGCCGAGATGCTGACGCCGCGGGTCAACCCGGTGACGAACGAGGCGACGTCACGGCTCTACTTCGTGCGCGACGCCCTGTGCGAGCCGGCGGACCCGCTGCTCGAGAACGCGGGCAAGCCCGTGACGACGTGGCAAGAGTTCCCGCTGCTCCAGTTCCGCCCGGCCCCGACCTCGGCCAAGGACAAGACACAGCCTGAACAGCACGTGAAGGGCGATGACCACGGCTTCGACGCCGCGCGCTATGCTATGCACACGTTCCGCATGAGCGGGCCAGCGGACTTGCTACTGCTGCGCTGACGTGCGAGCGTTTCACTCGCGGCGGGCAATGCCGACTCGAGTTCCGTTCGGGGCGGAATGCGTGGCGGTGGCCCGCCGCACCAACGATGGAGGACGCGATGCGACTTCTACTGACGATGCTGATGCTGGCGGTGCTCGTGCCGCCGGCCTTTGCGGCACCGAAGTACGACAACCAGCCACCGCCCTTCCTGTCGACCGAGCGGTTCTCGACGCACATCATCGCGCGCGAGTTCTGGCAGACGCAGGAACCGCGGACATGGTTCGTCGCCTGCGAGGAACATGACCAGCCGGCGTGGGCGCTGCCCGACACCAAGCTGGGCGTGCAGCTCACCTATGACCTGCACCGGCTGTGGAAGCTGGACGGCGAAGCATTGCACTCGACGCGCACGGGCAAGGAAGAGCTGGGGCTGACGCTGCGCTACTGCGTGCCGCTCTTGTCGGGCAAGCAGTACCGCTGAACCTGTTGGGGGCGGTGGACACCGATTAGGGCGCACGCCGGGAGCAGGGGCACCAGCGCCACCGGTGAGGCGTGCGAGTCGCGGTGCGTGGCGGCCGTCCCCACCACTTCGTGAGGTGAACATGGGCACCTACAAGGTCAGCATCCTCGCCGACGGTCCGAGCGGTTGTCAGAGCGAGAAGGGTGACGGCGAGGTGGTCGCGGGCTGCGGGCTGCCGACGTGCCCGGACTGCGTCACGCGCCGCTTCGTCCACAACCTCGCCACCGCGACCGGCTCGGTCATCAAGGCCGCTTTGCTCGAGCACTGGCCGGGCACGCCGGAGATGGTGAGCGACGACCTGCTGAGCGGTGTGCGCACGGGCAGCCTGCTCGGCGATGACAAGCCGAAGAAGTCGAAGAAGTAGCTTCTTCGGGCCGGGCCCGGTTCACGTGGTCAACCTGCCGCAGCGAGAGCGCCCACGCGCACGACCGCGGGGCATCTACGCGCCTGTCGCACCGCCTGCGCAGCCGCTCGGCTTCCCGCATCCGATGGTGTGGTTCAACACGTTCGCCAGCGGTGTTGGCAAGCCTTCCGGTTCGGGTGCGCCGTTCATGACCGCGCCCGGCGTGTTCGACCCGACTACGCTCGGCCACCTGTCGCGCTATGCGCTCGTGATGACGAACGTGACGCCATCGAGCAACTACGACAACGACAACTGGGGCTGGGTCGCGCAACTGCGTGCGCTCAACCCGAAGACGAAGCTGCTTGCGTTCGAGTCGCTCCAGTGGCGCTATCAGAACACGAATCACATGCTCGCCGACCTGTGGAACATCGTGCTCGGGACTGAGCCGGGCGGCAGCGGGGCCGAGCGCATGATTCGCATCAACGGTGGTGCTCAGAACGGGCTGCCGTTCCCGTCCGGCAACACGGGCAAGGTATGGTGGGACGTCACGCAGAACAACGGCGCGAACGTCCTGCGCGACCTGTGGATTGCGCGCGTCATGAACCACGGGCTCGATGGCGTGTTCTTCGATACGTGCGTCTCGTCGCTCTACAACGACGAGGGCCAGACTCCCAACTTCGGCGCGAAGGGGTACGGCTCACAAGCCGCGATGGAAGCGGCGTTGGCGACGGCGAGTGGTGCGCTCATCGACGCGCTGCGCGCCTATGGTGGTGTGTGGGGGAACATGGGTTACTGGCTCGCGACCGAGACGATGAAGCGCAAGGCGACGGGCGAGCTGCTCGAATATTGGGACCCCGGCCAAGGCGCGACTGGTGCCCCCGACCTGCCGGGCTTCGGCTGGTTCGCCAACTTCGACGCCGCGATGACGCACCTGTGCACGTGGCAGGGCTCGGACCCGACGGGCGACGGCACCGTAATGCTCAAGACCGAGAACGCCGCCGGGCTTTCCGACTACGCCGATGGCACGGGACCGACGAACGCCACATGGCGCAAGCTGAACCGCTACTCGCTCGCATGCGCCACCATCGCCGGCGGCTACCACCATCACGGCAAGGGCGCCGACGGCCAGAGCAGCGACACCATCTACGACATCGGCGACGAGTGGTCGGTGGACATCGCCAGCGGTCAGTGCATGAAGGACAACGCGCACATGGGCTGGTTGGGGCGGCCCACGGAGTTCGGCTCGATGTATGCGAGCGGCCTGTGGGTGCGGCGCTTTCAGAACGGCATCGTCGTGGTGAACGGCCCGAGCGTATCTCGCACCATCACGTTCGAGAAGCCTTACAAGCGCTTGACCGGGACGTGGGAGACGACCATCAACAACGGCGCGACCGTGAGCAGCGACACCATCCCGTCGAAGGACGGCCGTTTCTACGTCAACGTGTGAGGGTGTAGGCTCATGCCCATGAACCAGCTCACGCACTGGCTGCGCTCGGCGCGCATCGGCTACCAGAACTTCCTGCGCGCGCTGTCCGCTCGCGACATCCCGATGGGCGAGGTGTGGCGCCTGAACGCGCCGTGGTACCTGCCCGCCGAGGCGAGTGAGTTCCCGCATGCCTACAAGCTGGTGCCGACGATTCAGTTCTGCGTCGAGATGTATCAGTCGACGCTCGCGGCGATGCCGCTCAAGTTCTACACCGGCGAGGGCGACAACAAGAAGGAAGTGCCGCGGCAGGGCGGGAACATCGTCGACTTGTGGGCGGCGGCGAACACGGAACAGACAGGCTACGAGTTGACCGAGGACCTCATCGGCTCGCTCGAGGTCTACGGGAACGCGTACCTGTTCAAGGACTTCGCCGGCACGCGAAAGGTGCAGCAGTTCTGGATGCTGAACCCCGAGACGGTAAGCCCGGTACGAGGCGCGGGTCGTGCGACGGTTCGGTACGAGGTCAAGGACGGCGGCCGAGCCGTCGACGTCCCGCGTGAGCAGATAATCCACTTCAAGCGCTACGACCCGAACATGGGCGCGCTGGGTGTCAGCCGGCTCGAGGCGCTGCGCATGGCATACAGCGCCAGCCGCGACTCGTCTCGCTTCCTGCGCATGTTCTACCAGAAGGGCGGCATGGTCGCCGGGCACTACTCGACCGAGCAGAGCATCGACGACGACGACGTGGCGCGGCTCAGGGCGCAGTTCAAGCAGCGGTATCAGGGCGTCGAGAACTCGTGGGACCCGGTGTTCCTGCCAAAGAAGCTCCAGTTCACGCGCGCCGGACTGACGATGGACGAAATGCAGTTCATCGAGACGGAGCAGTTGACCGAGCGACAGATGCTGCAACTGTTCAAGATTCCGCCGATGCTCGCCGGGTTCATGGAGGGCGGGGGACTCAACAGCGACGTCGCCCAAGTGTCGATGATGCTGTTCCTGCGCTTCGGTGTGATGCCCGCGGCCAAGCGCATCAGCGACAAGCTGAACGAGGCGCTGCTCGCTAGCGGCGAGTTCGGCTTCGGGCTGACGTGCGAGTACGACTTCTCGAACGACCCGGTGATGGTCGAGGCATGGTTGAAGCAGGCCGAGATGTGGAACAAGGCGACCGGGGCGCCGCACATCAGCCGGGCCGAGGCGCGTGACCGGCAGGGACTGCCCGAGCGCCCGGAGGAAGAGGGGCTCGATGACATCCTCGTACCCTCGTCGCTCATCGACACGAGCAGCGCGCGGGTGCTGGCCGAGGCCGACGTCGAGTCAGCGCTGAATCCGCCCGAGCCGGTCATCCAGCCGATGCCACCGGCAGAGCAGCCCGCGCCCCCGCCCGCGCGCGTGGCACCGCAGCGCGACCGGCAGGTACGCCGCTTGCGCCGCGACCGCCAGCTGCGAGCGCACGAGGCGAAGGTGACCAGCTTCGCTCGCCGGCACTTCATCGCCCAAGAGCGACGCCTGAAGCAGAACGCCCGCGAGCAGGCCGCGCGCCTGCGCACGGTGCGCGCCTACGACATCGACGAACTGCTGCGCGAGCTGCACGACCCTGACGCTGTTGCCAAGGCGCGCCGGCTCATTCGTGGCATCGTCAACGACGCGGGCGACGAAGCACTCGCCGAGCTGGGACTGGACCTAGCGTTCGCGCTTCAAACCGCAGTCGCACGCGAGTTCATCGCCACAAAGGGCGCGAACCTCGTGGTGCAAATCGACAGGACAACGCGCGACGCGCTCCGGTCCGCAATCGGTGACTCATTGGCACAAGGCGGTCAGCTCGAGTCGGTCATCTCGGCCATCGACGCGGTCATGGGGGAACGCATCGAGCGGGCGAGTCGCATTGGCAGGACCGAGACGGCTGCCGCCTTCAACTTCGGGACCGAGGAAGGCTACCGCCAGAGCAAGGTCGTCTCGCTCAAGGAGTGGCTCACGGCCGGGGACGAGCACGTGCGCGAGACGCATCAGGAACTGGACGGGGCGCAGGTCCCGCTCGACGATGTGTTCATCTCGAGCAGTGGTGCTAGGCTTGCATTCCCCGGGGACCCGGCCGCCGGGGACCCGGCCGAAACGGTGAACTGCCGCTGCACCATCGTCGCGGTCACGCATGATATGGAACAGGCGGTGCCGCCCGCCATCCAGTCGCGCATGAACGGGCACGTGCAGACGCTGGAGGACTGGCTTGAAACCGGACGCTGAACTACTCGCGCAGGGCGCTCGCATGTTCCCGGTCTACCGCTGCGAGTCGTGCCAACTCAGCTTCGTCCATGACCGCGATGGGAAGGTGGCGTGCCCGAAGTGCGGCAAGCCGCCCGAGGCCGGGCTGCCCATCGGGAACGCGACGGTGACCCGATGACCTCGTTCTTCGCTTCAGCACGGCAGGATGCAGCTCGCGACCGGCGCGTGGGGCTGAGCTTCTGGATGGCCGCGGACCAAGAGCGCGCCATCAGGAAGCAATACCTGAACGAGGTGCAGCAGTTCGCCGGCCGCTCGGTGAGCGAGGACGAGTTCGCCGTGCGCGGCATGCTCGTCGCCAACTCGCAGCGGGACTACTACTACAGCCGCTTCTCGCGCGAGGCGCTGACCGAGGCGGCCGAACTGCTGCCGGGCGCCCCGGCGCTCTACGGCCATGACACGCGCGGCGTGCCCGTCGGCCGCATCTTCCACGCCCGCGTCACCCGCATCGACGACGCCAACTTGGACCAGCGGGACCAGCACTGGCTCGAGGCGCTCTACTACGTGCCCCGGGACGACGCCGGCGAGGCGCACCTGCGCCGGGTCGACCTTGGCATCTTCCGCGAGGTGTCCATATCGTGGCGGTGCTCGGGGCAGGACTGTT